CTGATTTAGCACAAAAAATTAGAGTTGCAATGGATAGAATTAATGAAGGAACTTATGGAGGTGAACAAATACAATCAAGTCAATTTCAAAGTTACAATGATATTTTTGACGATACTAGCGGTGATGCTGGAATTTATAGAAAAGCTTTAGATTTTGAGATTAGACAAATTAATCCGACAAGTTAAAAAAAAATAATATGAAAATAAAATTAAATAAAAATTTTCGGTATGGAGGCAAAATGAATTATGCTGGTGCTGAATTAGAAATAACAAATGATAAAATTATTGCTTATTTAAAAAGTGATGGTTTTATTTATGAAGAGAAAAAAGAAAAAAATGAAAAAAAAAGCAAGGTAAAAGATGCTAAAGAAAATAAATAATTAATATAAAAAATATAAAAAAATGGCTATTTTAAATGGAACTGATATAAAAGTTTACAGTACAGGAACAACTAACCTTGTTGCCTTTGCTCAAAACTGTACGTTGAATGTTAATCATTCACCTAGAGAAATTACTAATAAAGAATCTGGAGGATTTAAAGAAATCTTAGAAGGATTAAGAGATTTTTCAATTGATATTGATGGTGCTTACGCATGGACTGGCTCTGGTGGAGCATTAACAAATGGTGTTGATGATGTTTTAGAAACTAATGTTTTGAATCTAAGACAAGCTGTTTCTTTTATCTTTGGAAATACAGTTGGTGCATCTGATGTAAGTTATACTGGAACTGGTTTTATAACATCTGTCAGCATAACTGGTGGAACAGAAGATACTGCAACTTATTCACTTACAATAGAAGGAACTGGTGTACTAGATCAAGTAATATAACAATTTAGGTGAGGAGCTTTGATACTTTTGTTTAGTATCATTGCTCTGATCCTTACTAAACTAAACAAAATGAATTATACTTTTATAGAAATAGATAATAAAAAACATCCTATTAAATTTGGATTTAACGCTTTAAGAAAATACTCATCAAAAACAAATACATCATTACAAGATTTAGATAAACTTGGTGTAAACATGACTTTAGATAATGCGTTAACTTTAATATATTGTGGGATTGAGGATGGTTATAGAGCTGCAAAACAAGAATGTAAACTAAGTATTGATGACTTAGCTGATTTAATTGATAATGATTATGATTCTATTGCAAAAGCAATGGAAATATTAGCTGAGCAAATGGGAGGAAATACCGAAAAAAAGCAAAAAGCCAAGAAGTAAAAGAAAAACTTTCTTGGCGTAAACTTGAAAAAATTGCTTTTGGTTATTTAGGAATGGGAGTTGTAGAATTTTATGACTACTTACCTAAACATTTTTGGAATAAGTTAGATGGCTTTTATGAGCTTGAAAACATAAGAGAAAGAAGTAAATGGGAAAGAACAAGATGGCAAACAACATTGTTATTAAATATACAAATAGCAAAAGGTAAAAAGTTAAAGCCAACTGATTTGATTGAATTTGAATGGGATAAGAAACAAAAAGAGATTGATTATAAAAAGTTGAAAGAGAAAGCTGAATATTTTAAAAAATTATCTGAACATAAAAGTAAATAAAAAATGGCATTAGGATTAGTAGGTAAATTAACTGTAATGTTTGGGGCTGATTTTCAAGGCTTTGACAAAGCTGTAAAAAATGCTACAAAAAAACTAGATAGATTTAGTAGAAATGCTAATAGGTTAGGAAATCAATTAAGCACAAATTTAACTCTTCCAATTCTTGCTGTTGGAGCTGGAGCTATAAAATTAGCATCTGATTTTGAAGAATCTTTAAACAAAGTAAACGTTAGCTTTGGCGAATCGTCTAAAGAAGTTCAAGCGTTTGCAAAAACAACAATTGATAGTTTTGGTATTGCAGAAGGATCAGCCCTTGACATGGCTGCATTATTTGGTGATATGGGTACATCAATGGGCTTAACACAAAAACAAGCCGCTGGAATGAGTACATCATTAGTTGGTTTAGCTGGTGATTTAGCATCATTTAAAAATATAAGAATTGATGTTGCTCAAACAGCTTTAGCAAGTATTTTTACTGGAGAAACAGAATCTCTCAAAAAATTAGGAATTGTAATGACTGAGGCAAATCTAAAACAATTTGCTTTAGAACAAGGTATTACAAAAACTATAAAACAAATGAGTCAAGCTGAAAAAGTTCAGCTAAGATATAATTTTGTTATGTCTCAATCTACAAATGCAATAGGTGATTTTGCTAGAACAAGTGATGGGGTTGCTAATAGCACAAGAAGTTTACAAGAAAGTGTTAAAGAACTTGGTGAACAATTTGGAAAAGAATTATTGCCTTTGGCTAGTGATGTAATAAAAACTCTAAGAGGCATTGTTGATAGAATGCGTAGCATGAGTGATGAAAACAAAAAGTTAGCCATTAACATTGCTTTAGTAACCGCAGCTCTTGGACCAGTTATAAAAGCATTAGGGTCTTTGTCAACTTTGATTAAAAACTTGATAATATTTATTCCAAAATTATATGCTGTTATTATGGGTCCAGTAGGATTAATAGTTGGTTTTACAGCTTTGTTTATTAAAATGGACGAAGGAGATGGTATAATTACAAACATAAAGAAAAAATTTAATGAATTAAAAACAGCAATATTTGGTGTTAATGAAGAGGCAAAAAAGTTAGATAATTCTTTAATGAATGAAATATCTAAAACAGACCCAGCTGATATTAGAAACAGAATGATGTCTGGCAAGTTAAAAGGTTTTAGTTCTATAATACCAAATAAACCAACTACAACAACAAAACCAAAAGAAACATCAAGAACAGATTCAATATTTGTTGAGGCAATGGATTCTTTACCAGTTGAAAAATTAAATGTTGAATTAAGTAAAATTCCAGAAAAATTAGAAAATGTTAAAGCTCCTTTATTTGAATTATCAAAAGCACAAAAAGAATATAATGCGGCTACACAATTATTTGGAGATATTATGTATGAATCAATGATGAATGCAGCAAACAGTCAAGAAGGATTTATGAGTACATTTATTGAAAATATTAAAAAAGTGGTTAAACAATTATTAATTCAACTAGCTGTAATGACTGCAATTAATATTTTAATGGGAGGAAGTACTATGACAATATCAAAAGCATTTAGTATGGCTAAAGGTAGCTTGTTAGGCTTAGCAAATGGTGGTTTAGTTACTGGTCCAACAATGGCTTTAGTTGGTGAAGGAGTTGGAACAACTGCAAGTAATCCAGAAGTTGTTGCTCCATTAGATAAACTAAAAGGAATGCTTAATAATAAAGGAACACAACAAGTTGAGGTTTATGGTCGTATAAGTGGAAATGATATTTTTATAAGTAATCAAAGAGGAGGTTTAAATAGACAAAGAGCGGTTTAGCTTATGGCATTCGCAAAACAGTATTATTCTTCATATAAAAGTAATAATGACTTAGATTATTATTTGGAAATTTGGGTTGATGGTTATACTGGCGGCAATCCATCTGAAATATCTATTGGTGCTGGGGGTCCAGTTATAACTTATGAAACTGATCAAGAAGATAGATTTTCACCTATTTTAAGTTCACAATGTGTTTTGCCTTTTATGGTTAAAGGTCTTGGAACGCAATCTTTTATACAATCATTAAGAACTACATATCAAGAAAGACAAGTTTATTTACATTTATATAGGGCTAATAGTAGTGGTTATAGTTCTGTAAAACCAATTTGGTCTGGGTTTTTAGTAATGGATTTAGGAGCTGGAGAGGATGTAAGTTTTCCTTATGAACAAAAACTAACATTTGTTGATGGTTTGTCATTATTGAAAGATATTGATTTTGTTGATTTATCTAATAGCGGCTCAGAAACAAATATTATGGGTAGCTATACTCAAGATAATATGTATTTTGGACCAGCAACTTATATATTTTGGATTAGAGAAATATTAAATAAGGCTGGTTTTGCAATTAGTGGAAATAATGGTCAAGGTGTTTCAATTGACTGGGGATTTACAACTGCAATAAATTGGTATAATGAAACAATGACTAGTACAAGTCAAAGTAGTGATCCAATGGCTTTAACACAATGTATTGTTTCTATGTTTCACACTAAAAATGATCAAGAAGTTTATACGCCAGAAAATTGCTATACTGTTTTAAAGCAATTACTAAGACATTGGGGAGCAAGAATTACATATTGGAAACATGAATTGTGGATAGTTCAAATACCAGAATATATACAAGACGAAGCTGGTTTTATAGATAACCCAGACAATATAAATACAAGACAATATAATAGGTTTGGTGCTTATCAAGGTAGTCAAGACCACTTAGGTGATACATATTATACAAGATATGAGCAAACAATTGCAAGTAATCAAGTAAGTAAGTTAGTTGGAACTAAATATAATTATCTTCCAATAATACATAGAGTATCGGCTGACTTTTTAAGTTTTGCAAGTAAAAATTATTATGGTGGTTTTCCATTTGGGACAAATGCAACAACTCAAGAAATATTTCAAGGAACAATTGTTGACCCTTCCTCAGCTAATTTTATTTGGCTTTCAATACCTTTAAACTGGGTTTGGGATATGTCTCAAGCTGGGTCAACAAATGTTAATTTATCTAATGGTCATACTAATGGTTGGTGGTGTTCAGTTAAATTTAATTTTTATGCAAGTGATGGATCAACAACTTATTATTTACAATATAATTCTAGTACTGGCTCTTTTTACTGGGTGCTTGAAGCTGACTGGTCTCCATTAGGAAATAGGTCTCCAAGATATGTTGTTAAATCTAGAAATTTAACTGAAACAAATTACATAGGTTTTCAAGAACAATTGGCTTTTGTAGATAGTACTGGGAATGCTATAACAATGAATGGTGCTTGGAGTTTTTTCTTAGACATTGAAGATTATGGGACAAGCTCTTCTAATGCTGGGTCATTTTATTGCAATTTTAGTGGTTATAATAATCCAACTAAAATGCGTAATCCTAATTCAAATATAACAATTGTAACCCCACTTGGTGTGCCTACTAAATCTGGAACTGTAAGCTGGTCAAATACGTTGCAAGACCCAAGTGCAATAACAGTACCTAGCACAATTTTAAATCCAGCTGGTTTTAATGCTGGAACAAATCAAGATGATATTAGGTTAGTTACACAAAGTTCTTTTAAAGGATTTTTACAAACATTAAATACAACACAAAACGCCTCTTTTGGTCAAACTGTAAATACACAAATTAATGGTGCTAATAGTGAAATTTACAGTTTTGGAACATTATTATGGGGTGATACAATACAGCAAGTTGCTGTTGGAAGTTTAAGAGTTAGTAATGGAAGTGCTTTTGTTAAAACAGACCCATCTGGTAAATGGGGTCGTGGAACGTTATCTGGAACACAAACATTTACTGAATTATTAATAGATGAATTTATTACTGGTCAAGTGAAAGTGGCTATTGCTCCAACAATGAGATTAGCTGTTGGTGATTTAAATAAAAATCAAACTGCAACTGGTCAAAGTGGACCAGCAACAAGACCCAGATATGTAAATCCAATAGGTAGGTTAAGAGAAAGTAGAAGTAATCAAACAGACCCAGAATATATTTTTAGAAGAGGAAGTTTTTACACATTATATGATGAATGGGATTATGAAGGTTATCAAATTTTAAGAGATACATCAACAACAACTACAACAACTACTGATTTAGGTGGCTTAGGTGGCGGTCAAGTTGATGTCCCATTAGGGAATGCAAAAGTACAAGGACCAGTTACAAATGCTTTAATGATGAACAGCCCAGTTGCTTATACAAGTGCGGCTATTCCAGCTACTGGATCAGACGTTGCTGTTAATGGTAACTTTAATCTTGCTACTGGCTGGACGCTGGGAACTGGTTGGACAATAGATACAACTGCAAAAAAAGCAAAATTTACAGCTACTGGATCAACAAGTGATTTAACACAATCTGTTCTTACAACTGAATTAACATATCAAATAAACTTTACTGTTGAGGTTACAGCTGGAACTTTATTAGTAAAAGCTGGAAGTAGTGGCACAACTCAAACAATTACAACAAGTGGTGATTATAGTATTTTTCTCAATTGTGAAGGGTCAAGTGTAATTAAATTTCAAGCTGGAACAACATTTACTGGAACAATAACACATATAACAGCAAGAGATCAAAAGTCATTAAGTAGTTTACCAATAAATGTGATAGGAAATACTGTATTTAAAACTGGTGATACTTTTAATATTGTAAATTCTATTGGTGATGAAATAATTCCATTAACAGTAACATCAAATCAAGGGGCTTCTGATGATACAATAAGTGTTACAGCTGTTCCATTATATGATGATATTGCAGAAAATTCTGTTTTACTAATAAATCAAGATGACCTTTCGGAACAATACCAAAACAAAACAAAAGGAACAGTTGCTGGATTTACTATTGATGCTGATGGTATTGCAAAAGGTGGTGTAGAAATAACTGGTTGGCTTGATAGTGATACAATGAGTGGTGCTACTGCAAATAATGTTCCAACAGCCGAAAGTGTAAAAGCCTATGTAGATGCACAAGTGTCAGCGACAGATAGTTTGCAAGAAGTTACAACAGTAGGAAATACTACGACAAATAGTATAATGATAGGTAGTTCATCAAGTCCAAGTTATTTACTAACAGTTGATTCATCAAATTCATCTGGACCAGATAATGTAGCTTTTTTTAATAGTGCTTCTAATAATGAAAGAATATTAATAGGTAGTGCAAATCAATATATAGAACATAAAGGAAGTGAGCAAAGAATAACTTTGGCATCTGAAGGAAGTGCTGGAACATTCACAGTTAGAACAAATGGCTCTGAAAAAATGCGTTTAGATAGTTCTGGTAGATTATTAATAAATGCAACATCAACAGCTTTTAGTGATAAATTATATCTTAATGGTGATGCATATACAACTAATGGTTGGAGGGTTGGAACTGCTGGAACTTATGTTGGTAAAATGTATAATACCTATGGTTTTTTAACTATTGAATCTGATGGTGATAGAGATATACAATTCCAAAGTAGTAACAACGCTAGTATTATGTATATTGATACATCTACTCAGCGAATTGGAATTGGTGTTACAAGCCCTCAAAGAAAATTACACATACATCAATCCTCTGGAAGTGTTTATTTTCAAATGACTCAAGGCTCTACTGGAACAACAAGTAATGATGGTTTTCAAATTGCTATGGGAGCAACTCAAGTTAATTTGATAAATCGTGAAAATGGTCCAATGTTATTTGATACAAATAACAGCACAAAAATGTCATTATTAGCTAATGGAAATCTACTCATTGGAACAACAACTGATGCTGGTTATAAATTAGATGTAAATGGAACATTTAGAGTGTCAGGTTTATCTGTATTTTCATCACAAATAACCGCTGGTTACGGAGTAAAATTTACTAATGGTAATACTCAATTTTTATTATATAATAATTCTAGTTCAGATGTATTATATATGAGAGATACTACTAATGGAGCTATGATTACTACTTGGGGTGTTAATGATTTTACAGTTAATAAAAATTTAATTGGAACAACTGCAACATTTAGTGGACAAGTTACAATCCCAGCTACTCCAGTATCCGCAACTGACGCTGCAAGTAAATCTTATGTAGATGCACAAGTCGGAACAGCGGATACTCTTCAGGAAGTGACGAATTTAGGAAATACAACGACCAACAGCATAATGATTGGTAGTTCATCAAGTCCAACAAGAACATTAGATGTAGTTGGAAGGGGTAGATTTGTAGATTCAAATAGTACAGTAGATATTCTTCCAAGTAATTTTACTCCTTTAGTAATCACTAATAGCAATGGTTATGCTCATGCTAGAATCAATGGATTTGAAGTTGGTGGAAACACTACTGCAACAAGTGAAGGTTATATTAAAACACAAGACAATTCAAGAAAATTATTTTTAGATACAAATGGCTGGAGGTTTGTTGAAAATAATAATGAGTTAGCTAGAATAACATCTGGCGGAAATTTACTTTTAAATACTACAACTGATGATGGCTCAAGTAAACTGCAAGTAGATGGTGATATAAGGTTAAATGAAGAATTAAAAATTTACAATAGTGGAACAGATTATTGGGGTATTCAAACTGATAGCAATGGTAAACTTGAATTTGACCAAAATGGCACATTAAGATTAGAGGCAAGTAGTGGTGAATTTGACTTTAAAGTCCCAATATTAGGAACAACTGCAACATTTAGTGGTCAAGTAACAATACCAGCTACTCCAGTAGCTTCAACTGATGCTGCAAGTAAAGGTTATGTAGATGCTCAAGTGTCTGCAACAGATAGTTTGCAAGAAGTTACAACAGTAGGAAATACTACGACAAATAGTATAATGATAGGTAGTTCATCAAGTCCAAGTTA